ACCCCAAGTCGCTTCTTGCTGCTCCTTCGGGTCAGTAATAGCGTCTTCCGGTAGCTTATAGACGAGAACACAGCGGCAGTTAATAACGTTCCCGGCGCCACCCTTCGGATCACCGGGATAGGCCATCTTGTATGGGATGCCCTTATAGGGAACGACAAAATCCTCGTTAATGTTTACTTCTACGCCGTTCATCTCGGCGTGATGCGGGCGCGTCCGGTTATCGTTCGCCGATACCCAACGCTTTATCATCGCGTTCGATCCGACTTCTTCCGCGATATGATTATTTGCAAAATTCGCTGCAGCGTGTGTCTCCGTCCTTGCGATCGTAAACGCTCTGCGAGATCCGATAGCTCCGCCGGTCCGCTCACGGATGTTCTTGGCTATCTGCTGCTGCGTAAGCTCTTGCGTAAATCCGTCGTTAATTTCGCGCTGAATAATCGCTCGCGTTGTATCGGATACCTCGCGAACTCTATTCGCGCCTTCGTATCGATACCACTCTCTTGCGAGATACTCGAACCTTTGCTCCGCCTTCTCTGGTTTAAGGTTCGCGAGCATCCGGCCAGCGAATAGCTCGATTACATCGTTATATTGACGCTGGAATTCAGGCGAGAGCTTTGCCGGTATGTCGCGATAGATGGCGTCCAAAGGCTCGCCGGAATCAATAGCCTCGATACATCGCGCCCCAATAGACTTAAAGACTGTAACGAGCCGCCTCTGAAAACGGTTCTCGAGGCTAACCCGAAGCCTGTTTTGTTCGACAAGCTCTTGCCGGACATTGATGCGGCGCATTAGTCAAGGTCTGGGATTTTGCTTAGAGTCGAAACTCGGTGCCCGACAATCGTCGAGGTTGCGCTCCACTCTCCGTCAGAGTTCCTCGAGTAGATACGGATTAGAACAGCGGGATCGTCCTCAGTCGCGTTCAGGGTAAACGAAGTACCGGGAACCTTAAGCTTGCCCGTTCGAACGATACGCGTAATCCTGCCTCGAGCCATACCACCAGACGAGTCCCACTCTACGAAGTCCCCTACAGCTACGGTCTTCGCCTTCTCGTCCGCCATGATCTGACGGCGTTTAGCCCTTGCCCAGCTAAAACCGGGATCACCACCCCAGAGTCCCCATGCGACCCTTCCGGGTGACGGATAGCCGTCCTCTCCCGGCCTAAAGCCCTCTGCTTGTTTATCGACTTCGTGCCTAGAGAAGAAGCTAAACATCCGCAATACCGTCTGCTCGCTTAGGCGTTCGCGTTTAATAAGCTGATTTGCCCGCGCTACCCCTACGAGCGTGCCACCCACGTTCCCTTCTTTACGCCACTCGAGCGCCCTCTTCGCCTCTTCCGCCATCGCCTCAGAGGGGCGAAGATCGATATCGGCTTTACCGGCCCGATCATCTGTGTGGCTAATCCATTCGTTGCAGACGTACTCATCCCTGACCTCCGCGTCGAACAGTTCGCAGAAATCATCGTCGTAGTATCCGCAGTTATGACACTTACGATAGGAGTTGTGCGGTCGATATGCGGCGGGGAGAGCTTCCGGAACTGGTTCGCCGTCCGGATAAATCTCGATAATTCGCTTTTCGCCGTATGCCTCATCGTAGGATTTCTCAGTCTCCCCTTGTTCGACCGGAGCGACTTTCCCTAGCGGAAACAGGTTGGCAGGAATATAAAGCTCATCCGCGCCTTCTACCTGCGGCAACCCTAGCCGCTCTCGGGCTTCGTTTCGGCTAATAATCCCTGCATTTACGCCGCCAATTACGTTCTCATAAACCCTTCGGCGGCGCTCGGCGATAGCGGGGATGGAATCAATATCGTATTCGATACGCAGACTTTTCTCGTTGTAGAGAGGAGTAAGCCACTCGTTTAGGTCTGACTCAACCCGCCGCAGCATCGGGATGATTGTCTCTTCGTACAGAGCGAGCCTTGCTTCTGCTACGTTTGCATAGGTCTGACTATCTGGCACGCCGACTAACTGCCCCGGAACCCCAAAGCAAAGCGCAATATCTCGAGCCGCCATGTTCTTAAGCTCGAGAAAGTCCATGTCTTTAGGAGATAGGCCCATCTCCTTCCAGTCGAAGTCACCCTCGAGGAGTAGCGGCCTTGCTACGTTCTTTGTCCCGGTAAACCGGTTTTCCATATCAGAGACTAGCTGTTGCCTCTGCGACTCAGTAAGCTGAATCGTCATCCCGGTTTCGTCTTTCGGCTTAAAGATCAGAGCGCCGGACGGCCTTGCTCCGTTCATTAACAGCCCGACGTTATGCTGCGCCGATAGATTGTGCTGATCGACATCGAGCGCCGCCGCGTTAAGAGGCGACAGGCCATAGAAGTCATCAAGCGGATTCCACAGAAGAAAGTGCTTGATCTCGCTGCTTCCGTCCTGCTCAACAGGGTAGGTCTGACGTACCTGCCCGTTAATAACGTATTCGTATGCCTTGGGGATCTCTGTGTTGCCCTGCACAATCCTTACGCGATCAGGCCGAAGGAGATAAAGCTCTCGCGGCGGCTGATTGTCTGGGCCGACCCTTACGCCATAGCTGTTACCGGATAGAAGGATGTACGCATAGAGAGCCTGAAAATACTCGACCCCAGCTTTCCTTGGGTTTGGCCTAGCAAGGAGGCGGAGAATAGGGTGATTCTCGACCTTTTCTTTGTCGTAATAGGCGTTAAATTTTACGGCTGCGGAGCCGTTTGCGATCTCGTTAACGCAGCGATAAACAACGGCGTTCTCTTTGTATCCCTCGCGGGCATAGTCTTCGTATTTGTCTTTCCGCGCCTTCCCGCCAATACCGCTCATCACAACGATAGGGGCTTGCTTCGTCTGTACATTCTGGCCGACAAACGCTCGAATACGATCCATAATGCTCATGAAATTCTCCACGATGCCGCCCCGCTGGACGAAGACAGTTCCGTTAACGCCCATACCAGAGCGTCAAATCGATCCGGCGATTTACCAGTACCGGCGTAGGTGCACATCTGATCTTCTAGCGCGGGGAAAGCGCCAACGTGCGAGACTTTCCCTTGTTCATACAAAGCCGCGATCGGCTCGGCTCGAACGATCTTGCCGCGTGTTGCGCTTACACTTTTATATGTAATCTTCGGATCGATAATGCGGAGCATCCGCTCGATTAAATCGCCGCCCTGATTTACTTCCCCAACGATTCGGTCGGCTTCAAATTCGTAATATGCGTGCACCGCTTTCCGCGCCCATAATTCTGCCGAATGCCGCCCGCTAAGATCCCCAAGGATGTAATACCGACCGTCCTCGCCCTTAGCGGCGATAATTATGCCAGTTTCGGCCGATTCATCGTTAGTTGTGACTGCGGGATCAAGCGCAACAACGACTCGCCGTAACTCTGGAAGATTTTCCCGCTTAATACGCTGGCGGTCAATGACGGTATGCGTCCACAGAGCGCCTTCGATATCATCGAGAACCTCTCCGTATAGCTCCTGCCTACCTAATTTAGTGCCTTCATAACGGTCGCGGTAGGTTTGTAGCGCGGCAGCGGCTAGGCTGTAGTTCTCAAAGGTCGAGCCTCGAGTAACGTGCACATCCTTGCGCTTCATTAAGTCACGGATAAGCGGCGTCGGCCTTGGGGTAGTAGTTACTACGGTTTGCGGGTGATCCCCGAGGCGCAAGCCGAACTGTAGTTGATCCCAAGCGTCGGGGTATCGCCAAGCCGCAAGCTCGTCCGCCCATGCCCTGTGATACTGCGGACCCCGCATCCTGTCTGGCTCGATAGCCGCAAAGCCCTGTATTAGCGAACCATTGGCGAACCGAAGTTCCTGAGTGGTTCCGTTATAGGCTTTGCCTAACCCCTTCCACAGCGCCGCCTCTGGGGTGATCTTAAGAATCCCGCTCGGACCCTCGAAACAAACCCGCCGCAAGTCTCCGGACGTAGGGGCGACGACTGCGCAGCGAACGTCGGGGTTGTTCTGCGCATATAACGAGATATCCTGCGCCCCGGTTCGCGTCTTCCCCCAGCCCCGGCCAGCGAGAATTAGCCAGATATTCCAGTCGCCTTCGGGTGTTAACTGCTTTGGCCTAGCGTCGCGAACCCATTTAATGTACGACAGGAGGCCCGTCTTCGCGCTTCCCTCTGGCCAGTTCGTCAATAATTCTACGAGCCTCTTCGAGTTCTCTTTGATCGTTAACGTTGACATTCGCGTTTTCCGTTGATTCTCCCATTGCCAGTCGGCCCACCTTCTGCGCAACGCTCAAAGCCGAAGCAAGCGAGTTTAAGGTTGCCGGAGCAAGTAAGCGAAGCTCGGGGTCTGGGCGCCGCCCGTTTAATAGCGCCTCTTTGTGCCGCCTTCGGTTTTCCTGCGACTCAATAATGATCTGCGCGATCTCGTTCTGCAATCCTTTGGCGAGCCGCAACGATGTAATGTCGAACTCAGACGCTTCTTTTGCTAACTCCTTGCGCCGCTCCCGATCGACCTGATCCCGTAACCGCCGCTCGAAGTCCGCCCTAGCGCCGACCCAGTTCTCTTCCCTTGACCGCTTCTGAATCGTCGAAGGGTTAACCCCCTCGCGTTTCCCGATCGCGTCAACGCTTAGGTATTCCCGCCGCCCGCTCTCATCAACGATCCCGTGAACGAACAGGTTCCGTATCTCTAGCCATCTGTCTGGCGATAGCTT